ATTATGTGGAGCCAGTCACCACAGTCCTTACAGGTCTAGCCCTTGCAAAACAGGGCATAGACTTTATCAAGTCTAACCTTGATACAATCAACGATGCCAAAGCCATTGGCGAACAACTCTCCAACATCTTCATTGGTCATCAGGAATTTAATAAGAAGCGCTTTAGTGGCGGTCTGAAAGACGTAGCCATTGAGATGATTGAGTACAAGCAGCAGCAGGAGATGCTGTACGAATTGAAGATGATGCTAGACCTGCGCTTTGGCAATGGCTTCTACGACCAGATACAAGCTGAATATCAAAAGCGCCTAAAGGAACAAAAAGAATTAGAAAGGGTGCAGCAGATTAACAAACGAAAGCAAGTTGAAAGAACAATCCTTGGTACTTTAATCTTTGCCGCACTTGGAATTGTCGCAACAATTATTGTTATTGTCATTAACCAAATCAAACGCTAGTTTATCTACATGGATAATGAACAAAATGAATTTGACCTGAAGGTCACAGTGGAAAAAAATTCGAAAAATAACTTTGAAATTGTTATTCGAGTAAAGCCATTCACCAATATGGATGCCGCTCTTGATGTTGCAGAGGAACTGTTTGAAATAATTACTGGTACGCCTAGCGAGGGAGAGGTGATACATTAGGAGATAAGTATGTGGCAAACGCTTATCGGGCCTGTAACCAATATTGTGGGGACTTGGTTAGAGGGCAAACAAAAGAAGGCTGAAGCTAAAGCCAAGTTAGACGTGGCAAGAGTTGAGGCTCAAGTTAAGAAGGCTGAACAGGATGGTGACTGGGAAGCCTCTGCTATGAACGCATCGGCTGATAGTTTCAAAGACGAACTTTGGACTATTGCTTTTATTCTTATGATCCTTGCTTGTTTTGTTCCCGCTGCACAACCCTACATGAAAGCTGGCTTTGAGTTTCTTAGAGATGACTGCCCTGACTGGTTGAGTTACGGCATCCTCATTTCTATTGGTGCTAGTTTTGGTATCAAATCCATTACACAAATGAAGAAATAAAATGATTAACAAACTTGCAGACATGCTGAAACGGCATGAAGGTTTACGTCTTGACATGTACCATTGCACTGCTGGTGTCCCTACCATCGGCTATGGTCACAATCTTTTGACACCAATCACGGAAGAAACTGCCGAGCAAATGCTTGAGGATGACATTACTGTCGTCATTAAAGAGTTAGACAAGAACGTTTACTGGTGGTCTGACCTGCCAGAGAACGCGCAAATTGTCATAGCAAACATGTGCTTTAACATTGGATGGCCGCGCCTATCTAAGTTTAAAAAGTTTTGGGCTGCGCTAGAAGAGCGTGACTATCAACGTGCGGCTGCTGAAATGGAAGACTCACTATGGTTTCGTCAAGTAAAAGGGAGAGCAGAAGAGTTAAAACAACTCATGCTAGAGTGTGATGGCTAACGCAAAACTATCTAAAGAAAAAATGATCGAGGCTGTGAAGGCCTACAATGATTACGGTAGCGTAACAGAAGCAGCTATAGCCCTGGGCATCCCAAGAACCACCTTAAATAACAGGCTAAAAGCAGCTGACTTTGAGAATATTGTAGTAGAAAAAACTAATTCATATTCTCTTGACCACCTGCCTGACGATGACATACCCGTAGAAGAGATTATAGAGACGCTTACAAAGCGTTTCTCAAAGCGCAAGGAGAACATCGAGGCAAAGAAATGGCGCGCTGTACGGATGAAATCTGACGCTCCTATAGGCCTTCTATGGATGGGCGACCCTCATGTAGACGATAACTACTGCGACTGGGAAACTCTACGGCATCACATTGACATCATCCAGTCTAACAAAAACATCTATGCTTGCGGTCTGGGTGACTATCAAAACAACTGGGTTGGTCGGTTGTCGCGCCTATATGCGGAGCAGGATACCTCCCATGAGACTGCATGGAAGCTGGTTGAATGGTTAATTACAAACATTAACCCTCTCATTCTTATTGGTGGCAACCACGATATGTGGTCTGGTTCTGGTGACCCTCTCAAATGGATGTCACAACCACACACCATCCATGAAGACTGGGAAGCTAAGATAGATATTAAATTTCCAAATGGTAAGAGTTGCTATGTCCATGCCGCTCACGACATGCCTGGGCACAGTCAATGGAATCCGCTTCATGCCCAACAAAAGATGGCAATGTTTAAGAGCAATGCACACCTTTACATTGCCGGACATCGACACAACTGGGCGCTTGCACACACCGAGTTAGTCGAACAAAACATGACAACTTGGTTGGCAAGGGCAAGAGGATATAAATATTGGGATACTTATGCGTTGGTAAAAGGATTTGATAACCAGCGTTACGGGCATGCCATATTGCAGGTTATCAATCCTCAAGCAGAAAACCCAACTGGGTTTACTCAGTGCTTTGTTGATGTTGATTCTGGAGCAGACTATCTGGAATATCTAACTTCCAAATACCACGCTGACTAATAATTCGTGCGCTCTCTTTCAAGAAGTTGAGAAGCATGTTGTCGCTAATTTGCATAGCGTGATAAACATCATCATCTCCACGCCAGCAAAACTCTGCGGCAAACTGATCGTCCGGCGCATTGCGTAGGTAAAATAGTGGTGGTTGCTCTGCCATAATATACTCCTGTGCTATCCGCTTGCGCATTAACCGCCACCCCAAACTATCATTCGGGATGGCAGCTATATCACGCAAGGCTTGTTCAGCCCTTAATGCACGATCTTTCCAGTCCATTAAAATGGAACGTCATCGTTTACTAGCGATGAAGAGCTTTTGCCTTGGCTATCACGCTTGTCTGAAATCTCTAAAGACATATACTTTAGATAACCCTTAGACTGACGCCATGTACTGATGCGTCGGTTGGCAAACGGCCCAGTATAGTCTGGTGCTTTTTCGTTTCCTTTTTTATCATTCGGAAACAATGTGCCGACCTTCTGATAAATATCGATGATTTGTTTACCATCTTTGGTCTTGCTCATAGTGAAGACAAGGTTAACATCCTGCCCATCATTATTTGCCTTGCCAGTTAAGATCATCTTTGTGTCTTCGTATGGTGGGAACACTGCCCCGCGATTCGTATTGTCGTGTTCTGACATTACCAATCTCCTTTCTCTTTCGCCTCTGCCGCATATTTATTGTCGTGCTCTCCAAGGAACACATCGGCATTGAAACCAAGGTGCGACAATGCCTTGGTCAATCCGTCTGTAAGCGCCATCTTTGGCGCATCTTCGTTAATCACAGTACCGCGTTTAGGATGGTTCATATGAATAAATGTCCGGCATCCAGCAACAGGCCCGTACTGATTGTCGGTACCGTGTATAATTGTAACCTCTGCGATACACATAGTTACATCACCATGCGTGATATACTTGTACTCAACATCATAGCGCCACCCATCACCGAGCGGCCCGAAGGCTTCCGTTGCTGATCTGATTTGATAGTGAGGATCGATGCTTGTAAACGATCGAGCACCGATATTTACTTTCTTAAGATACTTGCTGTTTGATTGAGATACGCTGTTCCATAGCTGTAGGTTTTCGCTCATCACTGTTCTCCCTGCTGATGATACATTTTATTATTCAATATTTGGATTTGTGAATCAAGTTTATTTAACCTATCTTCACCAAGATATTGTGTTGCCCTGCGCTTGCCATGAAGCACTGTGGTATGGTCGCGATCGTTTAGCCACATGCCAATCCTTTTGTAGCTGTGTCCGTACTTGTAGGAAAGATAATAAAAAGCAAAGCGAGGTATGATAAATTTATTTATCCTGTTATTACCCTTTATTTGCTCCTCTGTTACATCAAACTCATCGCAAACAACCCGCATAATGGTTGACATTTTTACTCTCATGTTTTTCTAACCACTGTTAATTCAAGCCGACTTCCACGATAAACAATTCGCACCGCCTCATCTGGCGTGTGTATCCACACACTTCTCCATCCAAGGCTATACTCGTTTCCAATCATATGTTCTAATGGTTGTGCCTCCTCATGAATGAGAGGGCCTGTGTCAGACTTTTCTGTCATTGTCATTTTCCTTTCTATCAACGGGCGGGGCTATTCTGTAGCCCCGTCTTTGTTTATGGTGAAGCGCAGCGCTCCATTCTTTGATCGCTTAATACTTAGCGGCTTCGAGTAAACTTCCCTTTCATTGTTAGCCACCATTGCCTTTAGTGTTTTCTTTGCAGTCTCGTGCATTGCATGAGCCTCTATTGTTTCTATATATTGGTGCGCTTGATCGAGGAACATGTTGTCACCATCAGCGCAGCGGGCAACCATATCGTCTAACTCTATGTGGTCTATCGTGATGGACGGAACGTGAACGGATTGAGGTGGCTCTGTATTGCTCTCTATCAAACCCCAAAACTCTTTAACGTGCATCATCATATTGTTGAGATAGTCTTCATCATAGCTAACCTTGCAGTACTCATATCTGCGATTGCCAAATATGTTTGAAAAGTAAATATGCTTAAGACCAGCAACATACATATAGAGTTGAAGCTGTGGCATGTAGTTCTGAACCTGATTGCCCAATGTGTTATTGTCATATGTGTGCTTGCACTCCAAGATATTCCGCTGACCATCTAACTCAAACTCAGCATCCAGTGTGGCTCTAAGTGGGATACCGCCAGGGGTTATCTTGCTGTATTGAGATTGCTTGTATGTAATGTTTACGCCCATGTCTTTGGCGAACCATTCAATGTTGAAGTCTTCAGTGGCAATGCCAAGTTGTACTGGGAACACTTTGCTCAAGTCATCCTGCTCTGCCAGACCTTTCTTCTCTAGCCATAGCTGATGCCAATCACCACGCATGATCTTGAGTACGTCTGACCCACCGATTGATTTGTTTCTATCCATTGCTTGTCTCCCTTTGCTGGATACGCTCTAATGCTTTCTGTGGTATTCGGATTAACATTTCACCGACACGTTTCGGCAGCTGCCCTGTGTCCATAAGTTCTTGAGTATACTCAATTTGTTTTTGTGCACCTGCTATCGTCCAGCCTTGAGAAGTTGGATCGTCTTTGTGCCCTCTCTCTTCATCGTGCTTGCTTTCAATGTATCGAGTTTGTTTTTCAAATGGTGCAATGTGTGTTTTGTAATGCTCTTGTGCAACATGGGTGCAAGACTTTATGACCTGTGCCAATGAGAAATAAAAATTAGTATCGTTCTTGCTGGTTGCATGGTCGTAAGACTTGCGTATCATAACAAGCAAGTGCTCTTCGGAATCAGCAACTGGCAACTTCTCATTAATAATTTCGGCCATCTGATCTAGGTAGACACCCTCTGATTTGTTGTCGATCAGGTGTTTGTGCGGCCTGTAAATCTTCTTCATCTGTGAGATGAATGTGCGCCGGATAACGTCTTTCCTACGCTCTGGCGTTAGCCTTTGATGTTCCTCCATCGGCACCTCCCTTTTTTACAATCTCATAGTCTTTGACAAGTTTCTCCAACACAACGTCGGGCACGATAAGTATCCATCTAGGATCACCCTTGCCACGCTTGAATAGTGCTATGTCTCGTCCCTCCAGCACTGTAAATGGAGACGGAAACCCACTGTCTGCACGATACTTTACCTCTGTAATCAGGCTCAGGTCTGCAAGTTCGACAACTAAATCACCCGCATACTCACCACCCAGTGCACCGGACAATGGTTGTTTCCTAACTTTGATGCCCCACTTCTCAAGTAACTTAACGAAAAACCTTTCGTGATACGCTCCCTTTTGTTTACTCTTGCTGGTCATTACCACTCCCAATCGTTGTTGCGTACCAAGTTTTCTACTCGTTTAAGTTCGGCAGCGCGCTCGTTTAAATACTTCTCATGCTCGATCACCTCACACTCTACGCATAGAGTACGACGCTCAGACAGATCGTTTGGATTGTTTGTCATCACGCATACGAATTGATGCGTGACGACATTACACCTAGAACACTCTGCTGGTTGACCTAACTTGTCTTGCTTAGACTTAGCCATCTGTTTCTCCTATGTGGACACTAACCCACAGGTCTTAGATGGTCAACAGGTTTGTTTGTTTGTTCTTTTAAACTGACAATTTCTTCTCTAAGATTAGCAACGAGTTTTTTCAAATTAGCAATTGTTCCTTCCGTTTCTTGCGTGTAATTAGCAAGTTGGTTCAATAGAAACTCTTTCGAAACTTCTGTTGTAACTTGGATTTCGTGCATTTCATTTAGTTCAGCTGAAGAATTGTAACTATCGCTAATTTCCAGATTAATAGAGAACGTAACTGTATAGTCATCATTCGTTATCATCTCTATCATGTCATTAAAGTTTAAGTTGTTCTCTAAATGAAAATTGGTGTCGATAGAAACCTCTTCATATATATCAATATCCATAACAGTTCCTCCTTAGTATGGAATTTCATCATCAATTAGATTGCGTTTCTCCCAAGCATTGATAGCTTTAGAAACAAACTTACCTCGTTTGAACAAGGGATTAGTGTCTTCAAATACATCTGCAAGATACTCAATGTCTTGCGGGGTATTGATAAGCGGAGCAACATACTCCGCAATAAACTCTAAGTGTCTTCGGTTAAACTGTGCCATTGATCTGCTCCATATCTGCACGCATTTCGCGATACCATTGCCACGCAAACTTATAGAGACTGCTGTAGATATTATCCCTAATAATATCTGCAACATCGAAGTACCCTTCATTCAATTTGATTTGACGAAGCACTGGGTTATCCAAAGCAACAATCAAGCAAAAGCCTGGGTCATGTGGCGTGATACGATCAAGTTCCGGCTCAAGCATGTGCTCAAATTCATCTTCGGATATGGTTAATATTCTGGCTCGCATAGGGCGCAGCCACTCGATAAGATTATCTTGTAAGTCTTCAAACTGTGGTTTCATAGTGTCCTCCTTTGGTTTGAGGGCTGTGCATAACGCCCCTCGAATGGGCGGGGGCGTTATACACAAGCCCGATCTTCTGCATGTAGTCTGGTTGCGCATAGGGGGCAGTGAGTTTGGTCATCAACAAACTTCTCTTGGAATTTTTTTACTCCTCCCATCGGGAGCAACTGGTATCCATAAGAAACTCTGTTTGCTGCAATTAAAAACCCTTTGCCTTTGTCTTTGTAGTCACCACGGTTTAGGTTTTCTACAAAAGCGTCCTTTCCGATTTGCATTAACTCGTTCATTACAATCATTTCATAGTGACTGTATCGAACGGTTAAGCCACGTTCTGATTTACTTCTAATTTCCATAGTTCTTCCTATTCGGCAGCTATTTGAGTTGGCAGTACGCTCGATGCTTGCTGTCCATCAAGATACTGCACGGCTTTTTGTGCGTCTGTGATTGCTTTCTTTAACGCCTTCTTGTTGTTGCTAATAAACTTTACCCAGTAGTTTAGATACTTTGCGTGATCGTCCATTGGTGTCGTTGTCACATTGAGCATGGCGCACAGCATTGCCGAACCAAACTCAGCAACCAATTCTTCTTGTGCATATTCCTCTCTTGCTTTGTCGAAGATTACCTTGCGATCGCAACGCTTGGCACTGCCTGTCCAGTGCACCAACTCATGCAAGAAAGTAGAATAATAATGCTGTTCTGCTGTTGCTTCCCCTTGATCTACGAACGCACTCTTTGGTGGCATTAGTATCTCATCTCTTGCAGGATTGTATGCGGCAAGACTGGCATTGTTATTAATGTTTGGGTTAGCAGATGAAATGAACCGCTCAACATTTACATAGTCATTGAATGGTCTGTCTGTTTCTGTTGTGTCTGGAGTGTACCCTTCCACCTGATCTGCATTGAAGATCGGCACTACATTCATAAATGGAAATGCTCTTTCTTTACCATTGTCATCTTCAACTATTGTTTGTTTGTAGAATACAGACATGGCTTTGCTTTTTTCGCCAGCTTTTATTAGGCATCCGGCATTGTTCCATTGCTTGAACGTGCCCCATTCAGATGAGCCAAACCCATTTCGATATTGGCTGATCATCAAGTTGATTACGTTGATACCTTGATACCAGTTCTTTGTGCTTATATTTCTAGGATACTTTGCGTTTTCAACCCATGGCTGCTTCCAGTTAGCACCATGTTCCTCCATCAAGGATATGATTTGATTGCTAAGTTCATCCAGATATTGAGTTTGTTTAGTCATTTGTTCCTCCTATTCGTATTCAATTCCATAGATTGTCATTTCTGACAGATCGTGATGAGTTGGTTGAATGAAATCAATTCGAGACGTGTCATCCGGCAAGTCTAAGAATGTCTCGATATCTTCCCCTTCAACATACACATGATATACCGCTCGCACTTCGACGACCGCTCCCTTTGGATATGACATTCTACACCTCCTTCTTGTAAATAAATGCCAACACTAAATCAGTTCCGTCTTCTGACTTTACATTCTCTTTCACTTCAAACTCGTACTCGTTTCCAATTTTCTTTTGAATACGATCTAACCAAGTTTCCGCTTCATCTCTTTCAACAAAGAGCCTGCCGTGAAAGCCGTTTAGTTTCTTTAGTTTGTTAGGTATTGCCATTTAATTTCCAAATTTCTTTTACTAAGGGGTGGAAACTTCGAAAGATTAAATCCTTTTCATCTTTTTGATGCGAAAGAATCCATTGTATTCTGGA